CCCATGCGAATAACCTCACCACTCTTGCCATAGTTGAGATATTCACCATTGAGATTTCTATTGCTTCTACCAAAGGCAAGCACATTGTTCTTGTAGTCATTCCACTGCTGCTCAAGCTGCCACTGCACCTCATGCATCCACATGTTAACAGTGTCCTTGACGTATCTACCATTAGTCTCTCTTGTTACAGGAATACCAAAAGCAACCTTCTTGCCAAGCATATTACCAGGAACCTTGTGCTGAATTCTAATAGTAGTGAACTCATTTCTCATAGCCACAGGGCTAGTGAAACGAATATCACCAACTTTTCTACTGAGAGTTCTCTCCACAGGAGCATACTCAACTGAGAATCTCTTGCCAGGAAGCACCTGATCAACAGGAACACCAGTAGTAATACCACCCATGAGTTCTACCTTATATACAGTATTGGTACCCTCAAATCTGCCATCACCAAGGATTCTGAAGGGATAAAGCTCATTAAGCTCACCAACAATCACCTCGCCATCAGCAAACCAGTCCTCACCAAACACAAGATAGAAAGGTTCACCGCCAATACCAATGTTATACTCACAGTTACTATCTACAATAGTACCATCAACAGTACGGGCTTCTACAAGAGGAATATTCCTTCTGGAACTTCCAATAACATCCCAAGTGTACTCATCATCAGTATCAAACTCCTTAGTGGGGAACTGTGACAAGAAAGTATCAAGAGTCTTGCCTCTATACCAAGCAAGCAACTGCACCATCAGATTAGTAGCCTTCTGGGGTTGCAACTGAAAGATTGCGCCAAGATGGTTATCCTTAGTCAAACCCTTCCAGTGGCTAAAAGTCTGTCTCTGAAATTTACCTAATTTTCCAGCCATTTTTATAAAAAGTTAAACATTAAAAATACATTCTATATAATGTAGTCTCAAATGTCTAGCTTTATACCCTTACCAATAAATGATTCTGGATCTCCATATCCATTGGAAACCATTCTTAAATTTCCATCAGAAGATTTGTTCATGCCAGTAAGAGTATGCTCCAACTCTCTGAGACCTTTTCTGACTTCTTTCTTCACTTTACCTTTAGTAAAGGAATCAAAGTCAGTAAATCCATTAGTTAGGGTAAACACAAGACCAGCATACTTTAGGAAATCACTTCTGTTCTCAAGCTCATACTTTTGAATTGCTGTGAGGTATTCCCCAGTATCAGGATCCTTATAAACAGGCTTAAAGATATTGTCTACTACCTTTTTACGAATATCCTGACTCAATTCAAGATCACCTAAAAGATTTTTATCTTTCAAAAGGGAGTCTTTAACTTTCTCAACCTGCTTAGTCCTCTCTGCCTTTTCAGCATCTGCTTTTTGTTGAGCTTCATGTAAAAGCTTGTTATAAGCATTTTGAAAAAATTCCTTATTACTTTGAAGAGCTTCCTTGGCATCCTCTACATCTGTTCCAGCATCAATAGTTCTTTCTGTAAACTTTTGAGCTTTATCAGGAGAATACCCCTTATTAAGGAAGTCTTGATAAATAAGATTTCTTCTAAGAGTCTCTCCTTTCTCTCCTTCTTCTGCTATAGATGCCTCCGTTATAGAAGCTATGAAATTTAATGTATTTTCATATTTTCTAATATCAGAAGGTTCTACACCATTAGAAAGTGCTTGAGATACTCTAAGTTGCCTATCATCAAGTCTGGCTTTAATCTCAGCTTCAATCAAATCACTAAATGCTTCCGCTGTGTCAACCTTACTAATTGTATCTTCATCAAGGTTAGGGAAGATACCGTCCACTGCCAAAGCACTGGCAATGGAAGAGTAGAAGTTTTTTGGAGAAGTACCACTGTCTTGTTCAGGGACAGCATCTTCCTTTTCCCCTTTTTCTTCTTTTTTCTTTCCACTACCTACGCTCTCTGGCTGTGTCTCCTCAAACAACTCATCAGGACTTACAGCCTCAGTAGTCTTTTCTTTTTCATCATCATCCTGCTCTTCTTCTGAAGTTTCAGGCTCTTCGTTGTTATCCTCAGGTTCTACGAATAAGGTTTCAATCTCATCTTCACCAAGGATATTGTCAAAACTTAACTCTTCATCCATTGCTATTCTCCTCTCTTAGTTAAAAC